ACAACCAGCGTTGCCCGGCAGGCTCTCGGAAGGCCGACCTTCGGGCGGTATTCGACGTTGACAGACAAGTGCTCTCGCCGCTGTCCTTCGAACCACGCCTCGGCCTTTTTGAGCATGTCCTGCACGGCAATCTCCACACCCAAGGCCGGGGGCCAGCGGCGTTATCCGCTGCCGGACCCCCGGCCTGGTGCGCGCTCGGGATCAAGACTTCATCAGCTTGACATCGACGGTCGCATCGCCAGCGGCGGCCGTGGCCACCGCGTAGCCCACGAGCACGTTGGTGCCCGCGGTGCCGGTGAAGACGCTGTTGGTAGCGTCCCAGTAAACCTTGGCGTAGGCGTTGATCGCCTGATTGGCGGTCTTCGCATGACGCACGACACCGTCGACCACGAGGCTGCCCTTCTCGCCGGCCGCCAACGCCACCGGCACAACGCCGATGCCCACGCTGCCCATCACGACCACCGCCCCAGCCGCAGCAGCGGCCACCGGGGTGTAGTCGATCGACTCCCCTTCCTGCACAAACGTCGCCATGTTGATCTCGCTTTCTGGTATCTGGAAAGAACTTGAGTCGTCACCCCGGGGCCGGGCTTGGGCTCCCGGCCCCGGGCACGATTTGCACTGTTAGCCTCAGGCCGTGGCCATGCGGTAGCACGACTTCGGCTCGCCCTTGGCGACGCCGAAGTCAAAGTATCCGCGAACCTGAATGCCGAGCGTGTCGAAGTCCGCTTCGGCCTGCTCCACGACGGGGTTGCGGTTGCCGTTGAGAAACAGCACCTCCATAGCGTTCAGGTCGCCGGGGTTCGCCACGAGCCACCACGTGCTTGCGCTCGTCAGGTAGGCGCTCGACACGACCTGGTAGCGACCGGCCAGCACGTTCGTGCTGGGAGCCGCACCGCTCGTGCCGTGGATCAGCGCCGAACCCATGAGCTCGGCACCGGCGGTCTCCAGCTCCGGCGGGAGCAGCAGCATCGCAGGAGCGACACCCAGCGGGTTGCCGTCCGGATCGTTGAGCTTCCGGTAGGCCGCCACCGCCGCCTTGAGCGAGGTAAGGCTGAGAGCGTTGCCGCTCGCGGCCGTGGCCTTCTCAAAGTAGTTGGCGTTGTTGGCCTGGAACTCAGTCCAGAAGTTGGTGTTCAGGCGGATGGCCGCACCACGGCCAAGCCTGGAAGGCACCACCGTCAGGGCACCGAGGTCATCGTTGATGATGTCCCGCCGGGTGATCGAGCTGATCCGCCCGTAGGACTTTGCACCGAACGAACGAGCCTCGTCGGTCGCTTCGGCCGACTTCAGCTCACCGGCCGGGCCAACCTCCTCGAAGACGAACCCGCCGTTCACCCGCACGCCGGTCACCTGCTTGAAGTCGGACACGGGCCGGACCATGGAGATCCGATCCCACACCGATTCCACCGAGGTGTAGCCGTTGAGCAAGAACTTGCCGTAGGCCGTTCCGGTCACGTTCGCGATTGAGTGCGTGGCGAACGCGGCCCGCAGCACCTGACGGAGATTGCCGTCGGTGACACGGTACACGTCTCCGTCGTACCCGTTCGACTTCGCGGCCCGCAGGAGCATCTCCTGGAGGCCGATGTTGCGCCGCTTGTGGGCGGCTTCCAGCGTCCGCTCGCCGAACTGCTTCTCCACGCCGGGCAGGTTGCCCGCGAGGCAGATGGAGGCCAGGAGCACCTCATCCGTCTCGGCCGGCTTCGCCACGACGTGGGCGGCCGGAACCGAGGGCCGATCGGCACGGATGCCGGCGAGGGCCTCCGCCTTGATGTCGGCCTTCAGCCGCTCGAGCACCTTGGCGGCGATCGAGTCGGCGTCGACGAGCTGGGCACCGTCGCCGCCGGTTCCGGCGGTCACGCCGGGAAGCTGCACGGGAGCGGGGGTCGGGGCACCCGCGGCGACCTTCGCCGCGTCTTCCGCCTGGGCCTTGATCGGCTCAGCGGGCGTCTGGTTGGCGTCATTCGCCATGGGGAACTCTCCTGAACTCGCTTCCGCAGCGATAGCGGCGGACGTAGCGGCGTCCGCTCCGAACAGAACGATGGAAACCTCGCGGAGCGTGCTCGCACGCACCACGCTGATCGGGCCCGAGAACTGACGGCCGTTCACCTCGACGGTCTCGCCGGCGGCGATGTTTTCGATCCGGCCGACATCGGCCCCGATCGACGCCTGGAACTTCCAGCCCTTGCGGGCCAGGGCGACGGCCTTTTGCACGTCGGGCCCGTCGCCGATCACTTCGGTGGCGACGGTAAGGTCGGTGCCGCTGTTCACGACGTCCGACGCCTGGCCGACTGCGTGGTCGATGTCGTACTGGTGGCCGTACATCACGGCGATGGCTTGGCTGGTCGTGTCCATCCCGGCGAGATCGACGACGAGCGGATTGCGGCTCCACGCCTGCCGGATGGCCCGGCCGGTGTAGCCCAAGAGCGAGAACTTCGGGTTGCCGCCTGCACCGGAGCCGTCCGCACGGAGCGGGGCTTCGACGAGCGTGGCTTCACCGGAGATCGTGATCCGCTGGCTCATGCGTCTTGCTCCTGCTGTTGTGCGTCACTGGCCGGCGAGTTGGACGGCTGCTGCGACAGGTCGATTCCCAATTCCTCCGCGTAGGCCCGCTCTGCGGCGATCTGGCGGAACACTTGCCGCCAGTCCTTCCCGCGGCGGGCACACGCCTCTGCGCGGCTTACGGTCTTTGCGGCGAGCCCCACGCTCTCGGCCTGGGCCTCCTTCATGGGGTCGATGTGCTCGAACCCGTCCCACCGCCACCGCCACGTCCACTGATCGCGAGGCGGCAGGCCGTCGGGGATCATGCCGTCGACGACGGAGGCTTCGTCGATCCATCGCTCGAGCAGCGGGTCGAGAACCACACGCTCAACATCCGCCCGCTCCGCGGCCAGATGCTTGCGATAAACGAGGTAGTCGCCACGCATGGTCGAGTAATTCGCACCCGTGGCGTCCATGACGGCCACGATGTATGGCATGTTCAGCGACCGGCTGATCTGCATCAGGATTCGCCGCTCGAAAGCGTCGAACGTGCTCGTCGGCTGTTCGGCCTTCAGCTGATAGGGCTCCCAGCCTTCCGGCGGTGCCATGGCCATCCCGCGAACGATGGGCATCGTGTCCCAGGCGGGGATTCCGGTGGCCGAACCGGCGGCCGGCATGGTCGTCTTCAGGATCACGGCGAGGTCGGCGGCCGTCTCGGCCGCGGTCACGACCGCGTACTGATACCGCCGGAGCATCGCGAACAGCTCGAGGGCCGGCACAACCTCGCCCATGCCGCGATGCTGTCCGGCTCGCGTGGCGTGGTAGTAGTGGAAAACCTTGTCGGCCCGCACCCATCGACCTTCGAGAGTGACGCCGAAGTGCATCGAGCCCGGGTGATGCTTCAGGAGGTAATACTCCGACGGGTTGCCGTCCTCGTCGAAGCGGACGCCGTCGATTGAGCCAGCGAGATCCCAACGGCTGGCCGGGTCGGCAATCAATTCCGCCTCGACGAATCGCACGTCGAGCTGCACGCCCTTCAGCTGGCGGTTGTTCGTAGCGATACCGAACTGCTCGCCGTCGATCGCCTTGGCCACGCGGGCCACGCGGAGCTTGCGGGCGAGGTCGATCCGCTGGTGCCACTCGAAAACGTTGTCCTCGACGCGGGCGACGGCCGATTGGTCGGCGTCCGGTCCGCAGTCGAGCAGGAGCGTGGGGCCGGTGCCGATCGCGTCGGTGGCCAGCGTGGTCACCATGCCAGCGAGGTAGCCGTTGTTGGCGGCCTCGTAGCGGGCCCGGCTCCGCAACACTCGCCGCTTCCACGGCGAAAGGGCGGCGTCGGCCGAAAGGTGATCGGCTTGGCCCCAGTGGTTGCGGTTGAGGTCGGTGGTTTCGGCGGCGTCGAACCGGGCGCGAACCAGCTTGCTGATCGCGGATCGCTGCTCCGTGATCGTCCTGGCCATCGCCTGTCGCGACGGCGTTCCGGAAAGAAGTTTGCCGAACAGCCCCATGGTCAGCCGGTTGCTCCGGGGCTTTGGATGCGGGCCATCCGCACGGCGGCGAACGGGTTGCCGGCCGCCACTCGGGCGTTGGCCACGAACTTGGCGGCCTCCACCTGGCGGTCGAGCTCGTGCTGCTCCACCTCGCCGGCGTCGGTGCGGGCACGCCGCGGCTGCGCGAGATTCGCGGCCACTGCGTCGATGATGTCCTCGTTCGGCGTCGGCACCGGCACCGCTCCTGGCATGTGGGGGCGCAATGCCCCACTACCATGAGTGTACCAGTGTCCATGCACACCTTAGGGGGGAGTGGCAGCCTCAGAGGAACTCGACCAGCGATTCCTCGTCGTCGAGACCCTCGAAGAACTCCTGCCAGACTTCATCGACTCGCATGGCGGCCTCCGGTGTCTGTCTTCACCGTAGCACCGCCGCGACCGCGTCCGGCCGGCCATCACCGACCGCTCATCCGGGTGTGGTAGGAGCCTTCCGCTCGTGCCACCGTACCGTGAGGTACGTGCCGATCCACGCCCCGGACGCGAGCGGAATGAGGTAGATCGGATTTTTGGAATACGTGATTACGCCGAAGGCCAGGAGCGAATACAGCACAGACGAGATCGAGGCCGCCATGAGCGGCCGTCGCTTCTCGACCGCGATGATGTAGGCCGCGTAGAGGATGTCCACCGCGACGTAGGTGGCGAAGATTACGGCCGCGGTGACGGGAGAGAAGTCGTTCACAGTCGCATCTCCTTGCCATCGAAGAGGATCTCCACGCCAAGCTCCGGCGTGACGAGCTCGAGCTGCACGCCGGCATCGGCCAGCATTTCGTCGGCGGCACGGATCGGCTCGATCCACCTGCTCGGCGTCTGTAGCCGCGGTTGCAACAGGCACACCACGCGATCGATCCCGGCCATGATGATCGCCCGAGCACACTCCGGGCACGCGGCCCACACGGCGTAGAGCGTGGCCCCGTCCAGCCGCTTGCCGTGGGCTGCGGCCTGATAGACGGCGGCCCGCTCGGCGTGCTCGATGTACGTGTATTTCCCTTCGCCGGCCGTTCTCGCGTCGTGCATCCACGACATGACAGGGTAGTGGTTCACGCCGGAGGCGAGCATTTCATCGCCGCGTGCGATCACGCATCCATTTTGCGTGCGGCGGTCGTGTGACCGCGTCGAGGCGAGCCGCGCCGCCATGCGGAGGTAGACGGTGTCTGTGGCAGGGTAGACGAGCATCATCGTCCGCTCTCCACCCATGTCGCTGCCATCTGGAGCCATTCCGCGAGCTTGCGGATCTTCTTCGCGTCGCCTTCGTCGAACACGACGCACGGCACACGCACCGTGCGGCCGCACTCATACGTGCCGCTGCCGTCCATGTCGCACTCCCACTGGTCGCACTCGGCGCGCTGCGGCATGAGATCGCCGAGACTTGGGTGAGCCTCGGCGTCCGCGTTTCGCGTAAGGTCGAGCGGTCGCGGCTTGCTGCTACTGGCCATCGTTCGGATCCTCGAGGTGGCGGCACGGGCACGCCGGTGAGTGGATGAAGTGGCCGTTGTAGTTTCCACGAAGAACGTACAAGTGCCCGCGATGCTCCATCGTCCAAAGCGACACGGATACCGGCGGCGGGCCGTCCGGCTGCGGCTTGGGCGACACGCAGCCGGACAGCAACACCGCGGCGATAACTGCAAGAGTCATTCGCATGCCCGCAGACTGCCACATCCGGAAACGTGGTCAATGCGAGATCACCGGCCCATCTTGGCCAGGATTCGGGCCCGTGCGGCGGCCATCTCTTCGCGAGTGAGGGCGTTTCGTTGCACGGGCCCAGCACCGTCGGCCCCCACGGCCGACACGCCCGTGTAGCTTGCCGCCACCGCGGCCCCGATCACACAGTCCCAGAGATGGTTGTCCCGGCCGGGGATCAGCCGCCACTCGTCCACAACCCGCTGGCGGCTCTCGACCCTCACCGGCACTTCGCTCGACAGCTGCTCCGCGAGCATGTCGTGTTCGCCGGCGTGCACCGTGAGCCCCTGCGGATCGCCAACCGGCAGCTTAAACCGTGCGGCCACAAACGTCTTCCAGGCGTTGGTGTCGTAGAGCACGTGCCTCTGGCGCTGGATCGTGGACGTCCGCCAGTTGGCCCCAATCCGCTCGCCGCGGTCGGGGGCCTTGTCGCTGATCGTCTGGCCGCTCGCCCCGACGAATCGGCCGTGTGTGGGCAGCACCCGCGGACCCCACTTCGACCGCCGGGCGAAGTCCCGCACCACGCCTTGCGACTGTGCCCAGTTGGCATCGATGCACAGCTGGCCCAGCCGCATCACGGCATCGTCGGTCTCGCGGACGAACTCCCGCTCGAGCAGGTCGCCGGCGAGCGCCTCCAGGCCGGCAAGGATCGCCGCCTCGACGTTTGCCCCGTGGGCACGGCTCAGCGTCTTCTTCGCGTCGCGGAGCGTGAAGTACGAGCGCCCCTGGTCCGGGTACGTGCCGTAGGCCACGACGTGGCCGCGGAACTGGTGGCCCCACGCCACGACAGCCCAGTAAAGGAGCTCCTTCTGCACGTCCACGAACGCGGTGAGCGTGTCGAGGCCGCGGGGGACTGTCCAGCGTGGGACGTTGATCGCCCGCGATCGCACGTCCTCGGGAGAAAGCCCGGCCGACGCCGCCTCGTTCTTCAACGGCTGCTGCTGAAACTCGGACGCGAACACGTCCTCGCCGTCGTCGATGAGGGCGTTGTAGGCGTGCTGGATCGCGGAGTGTTCGGAATCGGCATCAAAACACGACTCCCATGACACCACGCACCCCTCGTCCATCTCGGCCCGGTTGGCCAGATAAAACTCGTTTCCGGCGGCCTTGGCTCGGTCCTGGTCGCCGATGATGTCCTGCGAGAACGTCCGCCGGATGGAGGCGTATCTGTCCATCCACAGGTCTTCGTGCCGCTTCGACCACGACCGCACCATCGGGATCCGCTCGCACTGCCAGCCGGGTGCGCTGAGCAGCTGGTCCACCATGTCGTCCACCGCGATCACGGTGGCATTCACCACGCACGCCATCGTCGTGCGGTGGCCGGCCAACTTCAGCACCGACTTCTTGAGGATGTCGAGCCGCGTCTTGCACTGCACCGGCGACTTCGCCGACTCGCGGGTCTGCGGATCGTCCACGATCGTGAAGTCCGGCCGCAGCTGACGGCCGTCCGGGGCTTTGTGACGGAGGCCGAGGATCGACGCCGTGAGGCCCTTCGACACGATGATCGAGCCGGCCGACCGGCTGCCCTCGATGGCCGGCAGCACGATCGTGTCCTGTTTCCACTGGATGTGCGTCCGCTTGCCGCCGTAGGTCTGTGAGTTGCACCGCTGCGGCTTGCCTTCGAGGGCCCGCACCGCATGGCACACCTCCGGGAAGTCCTCGTAGAGGAGGTCGTTGTCGGAGAGCTCTGTTTTGATCGACGTGATCGCCTTGTCGGCCAGCCCGGCCTCGGCCGCGAAGATCGCGACGAACTTCCGATGCCCGTAAAGGGTTGCCCAGAGCAGAGCGTTTTCGCTGATCGTGGACTTTGCGAATCCACGGTAGACGGCGTTGCAAAACCGCCCCCCGCCGAGCAGGCAGCCTTGGGTGCGGGCGATCACGCGGTGGTGATCGTCGGAGAACGGCGTCATGCCGGTTGAGAACGGGAAGTAGACCCGCAGGAACAGCTCGAGGTCGCGTTCGCATGCCGCGCGGCGCGCGGGATCGACGATTTTCGGGATCTCGCCAATGTCGCTCCCTGCCCGCGTGCGGGCCCGAGATCGCTCGATGTCGGCGACCCGTTTGGCGTCGGAACTGGCCGCAGCGGTCACGGCAGGAGCTGGGGGAGCTTGTTTGCGGGCCATGCTGGTCGGGAGAGAGTCAGGGCAAGTGCGGATTTCGCAGCCGGGGCAAGCCGCGTGCCGCGGCCGGGAGGACCCGCCCGGCACCCCCCCCTAGGGGGGGTGTGCATCGCGTTTCGCCCGTGTTTTTTGGGGGTCATGTGCGTTTTGTCCTTGTTTTCTAGGGGTTTGCGTGCGGTCGGCCTCGGGCTTGACGCCTCGGCCCGTCTGCACGTGCCGTGCCAATCACGCAGCATTTCGTTGCCGAATCCACCAATGGCAAAGCAGGGCGGCATCGGCTCGCCCGTCGTCCTTCACGCGAGCGAACAGGCTGGCCTGTGCAGGCCACAGGTTTGCCGCTGCCTGCCTGTGGGCTCCCTTGTCTCTCGACACACCAAGCGCCTTGGTCCATGCCTGCGGCCTCACAAGCGTGAGCGGAAGCGCCAGCCCGGCCACCACGCCTTCGACAATGCCAAACGATCGACCAAACGAAAACGCCGATGTCGCGCCAGTGCCCTGCACGCCTTGGACGTGCTCGAGCACCACGGCGTCGACGACCGCCGGCCCTGTCGGGTCAAGGTGGCAGAGCAGCGACCGCAGCCCGTGCGGGCACACCTTCCGCTTCCCGCGTACTTCAACTGTCGGCATGTCGTACGTGGTGATCCCATCTTCCGACAGCACCGCCACCGCACCGCTCACGCCCGGGTCGATTCCAATCACGATTCCCATGCCGTTCATTCTCCCACACGTTGTGTTTCGACGATCCGCACGGCCTTCGAGCGGATGCGGTCGAGTGCCGAGCGAACGCCAGCGTCGGCCTCCTCCTTCGTCGTGTATGTGGCCACCTCGATGCCCACAGGGATGTCGATCCCGTTGATCTCGATCACCTTCAGCCTTTGAGCCCACCGCTTGGTCGGCCACCACCACGGGCCGCATATCGCGATCTGCCACCACTCGCGTCCGTTGCCGTCTTCCATCCGCACGAGCTTGACCCGTTTCATGTTCCGGCCTCCTGAAGGTGCCGCTTCGCGGTCCTCACCGATTCGTCAACGAACTCACCGCCGAGCATCCGGGCCACGAACGTGCCCTTTTCCGTCCGGCCGCAGAACTGCCGAAGGGTCGGGGGCGTCTTGAACCCGTCGCACATGCCCTTCTTGATCTCCGGTATCGCCAGGAGGGCTTCTTCCAGCCATCCAGGCTCCCGCAGACGGTCGATTGCCTCCTGAGGCGGCTCGGATGACCTCCACTGGCGTTTCTCCCCCCACGTGGCGTTCCAGGCCGTCACGAGCCTGCCCCAACCCTCCCCGAAAGCCTCCGGCGGCGGGGGTGGTGGTGGTGGTGAATAAGACATGGACATGGAAGCATCGTCCGGGCATATGCGTTCGCATGTGCGGTCGCATATGCCATCGCATGGAGAATCTTCAGATTCGGCCGAAAAACCCTGGGGGGGAGTTTCGGCCGCGGCCTCCTTGGCCCACCTCGCGGAGGCGGACTGACGAGCCCGCTCGCTCCGTTCGTGGGACAGGTGCCGCTCATGCTCCAGGCGGGTGTTCTTCCGTAGCCCGCCTGTTGATTTGGGAAACTTGGGTGAAATCGTCTTCCACGCCTTGGTGATCCCAGGGGAGATCAGCTCGAGGCGCTTCAGGTCGTCCGGGATGCCGCCCTGCTCCCACTGAGTGATGAGCAGGACGGTGTAGTGGCCACGCTCCTCGGCCGTCCACCCCATGGTGGCGGCCAGGTAGTCGCGTCCGAAGAGTGGAAACCAGCTACTGGCCATCCATGGCCTCCCTCATTGCACGAATGAAGTCGTCTCCGAACTGCCTCCGCAGCTTGGCGACTGCGCCTGCAGGGTCGCGCGGGATGTAGACCTGGCGGTTCTCGCGGACGCCAGCCTTCACGAGGGCAGCGTTCGGCGACATCTCGCCAGCCATCACCGCGGCCACAGTCTCCGCGTCGCACTCGCGCTGCACGCGGGTGATTGAGTAGGCGCGGGAGTTGCCTTGCGGTGTATCTATTGGGATTACATTGTTATCCGTTTCCGGCTTCCGGCCCTGCTCGCCGAGCATCGCCTCCCTGAACGCGGCCAGCGCCTCAGGGTCGTCGCGGATCACGGCCTCGACCTTCGATGGGTCTTCGCCCCATCCGTGGACGGGCTTCGACACGATCAGTTCGCGGAGACTCTTCAGTTCGATCACCTTGCCGCCTACCCTGCGGCGCTCCCACGCTTTTGTCTCGATCACCTTCTTGAGCAGCGAAGGAAACTGGCGGAGACCACCGGTCGCCTCGTAGAGCGACTCGATCGTGGACTGACATAACTGCGCCCGCTCGATCTCGTTGAGCTCACCCATACTTGGCGATCTCCGCAATGATGGCGGCCAGCTTGGCCCGCAGCTCCGATTCGGTCATGTCGTTCTGTGGGCGAAACCTGCAGTGGATTTCCTTGACGTGGCACTCGGCGAACTTCGACAGCCGAAACGCCTGCTTGTTGCATTTGCTACGAAGCTCGTCGAGCAGCTCCTCCTTACTCTTCACTGCCTGCTGTTGCGGCGCTGCGAGCTGGTGACCGCCAAGCCTCTGCATCACGGCGAGTACCTTCTGCATCGGAAGCGACTCGGCCTCCGAGATCTGCTGAATCGTGCGAGCGATTTCCTCGGAGACTCGTTCGCCACCGATCATCACTAGGTCTGTGCCGTCGTGTGCCGTTGAAAACGAATCGAACAGCTGCGACTGAGTACGGCCAAAAGGCTCGCGGACAACTTCGCCAGCCTCTCGTTGATTGCGAAGGGCTTGGACCTGTGCGTTCTCGATGTTCTGCGCGCACGAGATGAGTCGCGGATCTGCAGGCAGGTAGACGTAAGCCTCGCGATCCTCCTCGCCGCGATACCTTGACGCGCGGCCTACGAGCTGGCGAAAGAACAGCTCCGCGGTCGTGTTCGTGAGGTAGCACAGCACCATGAGCCGCTTGATGTCGGTGCCTTCGCTCACCTTACGGACAGCAACAATCCATTCCTTCTTCGCGTCACGAAAAGAACGGACCGTATCGTTCTCGACATCGGTGTCGCTGACGATCACACTCGGGTCGCACCCGGTCTCCTGGCGGATCACGTCTCGCACCATCACCGCGTGGGCCTGGTCGATGCACGCCGCCATGGCGGCCGCGTCTGGGAATGACTTGCGGAGCTCGACCAGCTTCTGGTGAGCCATGCGAATCTGCTCGCGGACGAAGTCGCCGCGGGCGTCGAGCAGGCGACGAAGGAGCCGGCTTGCGTCGTCCTCCGAGCTGTCGCTGGACAGAGTGTGCGTCTCGCCAGTGGTGTCGTGGGTGATGCTGCCGCGCGAGTAGTCGAAAACGAGAAACCGCACCACGTCCTCATTGAGGGCGTGCGGGTAGTCGTACGAATAGTCGGCCACCGCAAACCCGTTCCCGTCGTACTGCACCCACGGGATCTGACTTCCGTCGCTGCGCCACGCAGTGCCGGACATCAGCAACCGCTCTTTCGCCAGCTCGAACGCTTCACGCACACCGCGGCCGAAGCTGGCGTCGTCCCCACAGTGGTGAATCTCGTCAAAGATAACCATCGTTGGTGCGACACTGCACAGCTTTCGGAAGACAAGCGACTGGCTCGCCACAAGGCTGTAGGTGACAACGCCTCCCTGAAATCCGTGCTTGAAGTTCGTGCCGAACTCTTTCGTCTGAAGTTCGATGCCGTGGCGAGACGCTTCCTCCCGCCACTGCTCGCGCAGGTTGTCGGTCGGCACGACGACGATCACGCGGCGATCGGCTCCGGCAGCCATCCACGACCGAGCGGCATGAATCGCGGCCACAGTCTTACCGCCGCCCGGAATAACAATCAGCATGAACGTGCTGGATGTGCGAGCCATCCACTGGTTCATGAACTCCTTCTGCCATCGCCGCAGATCGTAGTGGGAGCTGCCCTTCTTCTGGTTAGCGTCGCGCGAAATGAGCTGGCAGTTCTCAACAGCCGTTTCACCACCCTCGACGTACGGAACGATATGGTCTCCGTTTCCTGACTGACCGGTGACAATTTCAACTGCCTGCTTTTGGCGATGCGTAAAAAGACGGCCCATCATTTCCTCCGTGATCTCTCGATAAGCGTCACCGTGACGCCGACAATGTCTCGTAGATGCTCTGCCGCATCCCGCTCTCCCCTCGCGCCTGCTGCCCGGTCTTCCGGATCAGCCCGCGCCGCTCCATCGCGGCGAGCCGCCTCCACACCTCCGAGCGCTCCATGCCGGCCCGCGACGCGATCAGGTCGCGGTGCGCGGGCCCGAGCTCCAGGGCCTCGAGGATTTGGGCCTCATGGGTGCCGATGAAGTCGGCTGCGGCCACGCCCGCCGCCTTACTCGTCGGCGGATCGGCCTTCCGAAACAGCGGCCCGTAGTCGCTCGTCTGCGGGTAGTAGTCGCTCATTGCTTTTGCTCCTCCTGAAGGCTGGCCTTCGTCAGCCTTGCGATGGCGGCGAGCAAGTCGTCGATGATGAGCTGCTTGTTGCGCAGGTGATCCCGCAGCTCGTCGTTCTCGACCTCGAGCTGCAACACACGCTCGCGACACCGCCAGCCCCATTCCTTCAAAATTCCGGCCATCGCTTCGCCCTCCGTGGTTTCGCCGATCCGTCAGTAGCCCAGCCGATCGGCCAAGGCTTCCTCCTGCTCCGTCCGTGGCCCGTTCGTCCCGCCTCGCAGCTGCACCGGCGGCAGATTCCTCCACCGCTCGCGTGCGGCCGCCTCTCGCTTCCGCTCCTCAATGACCTCCGGCCGCGACTCCTCTTCGATGTCGCGGTCGATGGCGTCGAGGTACGCATTCCATTGCCGGTTGGACTGCATCCGATCCTCGTCCGGCTCGCGGTCGTCGTCGCTCATGCCTTGCCCTCCCTGGCATCCAAAAGGCTCGCCTCGATCCGCAACGCCCGGGCCTTCTCGCCGATCTCGTACCGAATGGCTTCCAGCTTGTCGGCCGCCGCCCGCTTGGCGTCGGCCATCGATGCGTGAAAACGGCCGTCTTGCTTGACGATCGTTCCGTGAGCCAGCCGCACCATCGCAGCGTTGCCGACTGTCACGAGCTCGCCGGAACGCTCGAGGTGATGCGTCTCACCGCCCCAGACCTCGACCTCGAATACCTTCGTTCCGTCAGAAAGGGATGACATCGGGATCGCCCTCCGTGACCTCGCGATGCGCCTTCGCCGCCTGGGTGCGGGCCGCGGGCCGCTTGGCCTCGGCCTGCTGCTCCCACGCCGGGGCATCTGGGGCCGCCACGAAGCCGTTGACGTACACCGTCGGCTCGCCGGTCTTCTTCGACACGCCTTGCTTCGCCACGACCATCACACGCCGCCCGACGATCGCATCGTCGAGCTCGGCATCGCGTGCGATCCCGAGAGCGTCGGCGAGCTGCATGGCCGTCTTGTGGTCCCGCTTCTCGGCCGGGTTCAGCCACTTCTCGACAGGCGAGTAGCCCGCCTCCACCGGCTGGAGCGTGACGATCAGTGCCGTTCGGCTCTGGTCTTGCGCTCGCCACACCTTCGTCTTCGTGATCTCGCACTCGTGCGTGCCGTCTGGCAGGAGCATCTCCGACTCCTCAAAGGCGGCGTCGAACTGGTCAAACCTCATGTCTGGATCTCCGGAACGTGCTGCTGGCCGACCCGCACCACCGGCGACACGGTGTCACCGATCCGCGAGAGGGCTTCCCGGGCGTTCAAATCGCCCGCGTTGAACTGCTGGATCACCTCCGCGATCCGTGCGATGCGATGCACGGCCACGGTGCCGTCAATGTTGCCGGCGTCATCCATTCGCCACCTCCACCGGCTCGAGCTCGTTGTGACGGGCGTCGATGAGCTTCGACAGCTCGCCCGCCTGGTCGGCGGTGAGCTGCCCTTCGCTTTCGAGGATCTCGATCCTGTCAGCGATTCGACCAAGGCCACCGACGTTCGTCGTCTCGCGGATCCTCGCGGCGACGCGGTCGAACAGCGGCGGCTCGGCAGCCTGCGGCTCTGCCACCGGCTCGGCAGCCGGCCCGCCCGCGAACAGCGGAAGCAGATGCTTGGCGTCCATCGGCAGCGTTTCCGGCATGTCGAACCTGTTCTTCGCATCCCACGCCGCCGACCGCTGGCAGTGCATGATCCGCTCCTTGCCCCCACGGCCCTTGCTGCGGCCGTCGTCGCCCTCGGCAATGACGGTTCGGTAGTTCAAGAACAGGAGCAGATCGCACCACTCCTTGAAGAGCGGAGCCACCTGCTTGTGCATCTTCAGTTCGTACCGGTCGAAGCCGTCGGTCTGGTCAGGCGGGCTCACCCGCACGACCTTCGCGTGGGCCACCCAAATCACGTTGAGCCCGCGGGCAACGAGCTGGTCCGCCACGCCGATCAGCCGGGCCACTTGCTCGGCGAGCATCACGTAGCCCTTACCGAAGCCGAACTCCTCCACACTCCGCTTGTTGTGCGTCGCGAGCAGCTGCTCCTGGGCCATCCGCTCGGCCCAGTCGGCCGAATCAATGACCACCGTCTGGTAGCCCTCCGCATCGCGATACAGCGAGTGCATCGCACCCTCTAGGGCCGCAAGCGTGCGGCACGGCACACGATCCACGTCGAGGTGCGCCGACCCGTCCTCAGTGTCGAGGAACAGCGGCTTCGGGAACCTCGAACAAAGCGTCGTTTTTCCGATGCCCTCAACGCCGTAGATCACACCACGCAGCGGCGGACGCTGCCTGCCTTTCACGATCTTCAGAGCCATCACTTCACCTCCTTGTTGAGTTGCAAAACCACCAAAACCAGAACGGCCACACCAATCACTGCGAGAGTTCCTGCCACCGCCAGGACGGCGGTCACGATGTGCGATGTCATCCGTAGACCTCCTGCATGCCGGCCGCGGCACCGTCGGCCTCCGCGTCGCCAGGGTGGGTGCCGTAGCCGAGGCCAGCCACGTAGTCGCTCGCCTCGTCGATCGCGTGGAGCATCGCCAGCCACGCCGTCGAATCGATCTCGTAGAGCCCGCCGGCCACTCGCCGGCCGTCGATCGCCACTCGCCGCGCCGCCCGCACCGCCGTGAGCAGCTTGCACCGCTCCACCGTGCTCCGCTGCCTCGCCATGTCGGCCACGCCGCCATCGACGCGGCTCGCCATCACCGCACCACGTGCATGTCTCATCGCTTCACCTCCTGTGACAAACGCCTCCGAACCTCATCACGCACGACGGGCCATTCCCGCGGTGCCGTGATTCCCAGCCGAACTTCGCCCGCCCTGATCCGCGTGATGAGCACGTGAATCGTGCCGTGCCCTGGCACCTCCACCGTGACGCCGTCGTCCAACTTGCACGCGACCAAAAGCATGTGTTTCGCTCCCGCTTCACCGACCGTGGCTGGCGGGTTGACTCCTGTTGATGCGGCTCCTATGCCGCTCCTTCCCGCCGGCGTCCGTACCAGCGGTCTCCTTTTGCTTGCGTCGGCGTGGCCGCACGATGGGCGGATCGCCATTGGTGAGCCGGGCCCGCTTCACTGCGGCCAGGCGGTCCAGAACGTCGGCGTCCTCGACGAGGAGCGATCCGAGCTTGGACCGCACCTCGCGGAGTTGCTCTTGGGCTTCGACGACCGCGTCGTAGATGGCTTCGCGATCTCCAGCGTCGATCCGCTCGTCGAGGCTCATGTCGGCCTGCTGATCGACGGGGATCGCCCGCACGCTACCGGCCGAGTTGAGAGCCCGCGTGCAGAGCCCCCACGCGATCGAGTGGACTTCGCGGATCAGCCGGTCGCGAGCATCAGCCGCGATAGATCCGCGGGCAGAGTCGTCAGGAACACCGGCGAGGCCGCACGTTCCGGCTCGAGCTTGGCCGCGTTCAGCCGCAGCCCGCTTGTCGTGAGCTGGATCAGCAGCTCGTTCGGCACCGGGGCGGGCTTCATCTGTCCGCCCCGCCGGCCGCGGTTGGCCGCGGGCCCGTTGTGATCGATCCGTTCCGCATCGCTCATGGCAGCCTCCGGTGCATGGGGCTTGCCGCGTCGCGTCCTGCTGTTTGCGTGCCACCGGCAATCCCTCGCCACGTGTCCCGTCGATCGCGGTGATCGACGTTGGGGCGAGGTTTTATCCGGTTATCAAAACTCTGTCAACATGAGTTCTGATAAACGTCAAAGATGCTAGAATCCGCTGCGTTTTTAGGATCCACCACTCCACAGGAGGTACAGACGATGAGCAACGAAGCCACAGAAACCCAAGACCGAATTCCACCGATCTTCAAGGCGGCAAGCCTGACGGTCGTCACGCCGTTCTGGCATGGATCAGTCGGCGTGGGATTCACGCTCGCAAGCGGCGAGCGGGCGTACGTCCGGCTTGAAAAGGAGGAGGCCCTGCAGCTTGCTCAGCTGATTCGAGACCACTCCGACGGATTTGTCGGCGTCGAAAGAGAGGACTTGTCTCCGCGAGTTACGGAAGAACAAGTGAATCGCAGAGTGCGGATTATGCTCGAAAGCGAAGAACTCTTTGAGCGGGCACGGGCGAAGATCGCCGCCATCAAGGCCTCTCGGTCAACTGGGCATTCGCTTCAAGCTAGCGAATGAAATTGACCGTCGCTGAGCTTCACTGCTGCGATGCTTCTTCGAGATTCACGTCGCGAGTCAGTTTGTCGATCGTGACGCCAAGGGCGTTGGACAATTTCCGCAACGTCGATAGTCGCGGGTCTTTCAGTTTGTAGAAGGCCGTGTCTGACAGCCCGGACCTGGAAGCCAACTCGTCTAGATGCAGGCCTTTCCGGCGTGCCATTTCCTTGACACGCAAAAACATAGCTGACCGCTTGTGCTTCGGTGGCCTCCCGCCCGGGTGTCTCTCGCTCACCGTAGCCATTTTCGCGGCCCTCCATGCCAATGCTTGCTTCGGTGCGATCCCGAAGCAATCGTCGAGATAGAAGTCGCCGCGATGGCCCTCCGGAAGGACCATCGCGACGACCCGAGTGGCGGGGACGCCCTTCGGGTTCACCGACCAACGGTGTCTCGGAAAAGTGTCATAACCGCCACGAACCGACCCAAAGGAGGGGGGCGGTTTGCATGGCACGGAAGCGTGAACTATCCCCTTGCAGGAGGTACACGCCATGACTCTTCAACAGTTTTTCGACCGCTACTATCGTCCGCTGAAACTGCGCGGCAAGTCGCCCGGAACGTCGCGGCTGTACGCTGCCACGATCCGAGCGTTTGCCAAGTTCCTTGAGCGAACGCCGATGTTGGCAGACCTCGAGGAAATCACCCTTGCCGGCTTCATGGATCACCGGCAATCCACGGTGTCGCCGTACACGGCCGAGAAAGAGCGATCGCAGCTTATGGCCATGGCCCGGCTGGCGAATGACAGGCGGATGATTCCTTCGCTCCCGTCGTGCGAGCCTTCGCCGTTGCCAGACCGCGTACCGGTCGCATGGTCGGCAGACGAGCTGCGGCGAGCGTTCAAGGCAGCAGCTGCTGCCAGCGGCTACGTCGGCCTTGTGCCGGCAGGGGAGTATTTCCCAGCCATCATCACCGTGTGCTTCGAGACGACGGAGCGGATCGGGGCTCTGCTCGATGTCGAGCCGAAGCATTACGCACGGCCTTTCCTGACCGTGCCCGGCGAGATCAGGAAGGGAGGCAGGCGGGCCCGCGTCTACGAACTGTCGCCAGAAGCATGCGACCGGATCGAGCGGCTCCTTCGGGTCAACAAGGCCAAGATTTTCGCGTGGCCGAAAACGCGAACGTATCTGTGGGACAAGGTGAAACAAATCCTCTCCACGGCTGGGCTGGCCGGAAAGCGGATGGCATTTCAGCAGGTGAGGCGGTCGGCAATCAGCCACATGGCGAAGGCGACGAACGACGCGACCGCGGTGGCCTTCGCCGGCCACGCCCAAGCGGCCACGACTCGCAAGTGGTACATCGACCCACGCTACTTGAATCGCGGGCCTCGGCCGGCCGACATGCTCCCGCGGTTGGATGCGGGGTGATTCCGGAGTAGGATCACACCACCCCAACGAGGAGGTTGTCATGCCTGATTTTTCGTTTCTGCACGATCACGGCCAAGACGACGGAACTATCCGAATCAACACAGCCCAGAGCCGTCCACCGCCTGCGAAGAAACCCAAACCATCAAAGGCGGCCGGATGCCTGATGGCGCTGCTACTCGTCGGCGGATGCACGTACTGGCTGCAAAATCTTCCGAAGGAAACGCCGGAACAATTCGAGCAAGCCGACAACCGTTCGCTCGCCTTGGTCTGCGCTCAGTCACACATCAAAGACATGCTGAAAGCGCCAAGGTCTGCGAAGTGGCCGGGAATGTTCGACGTTCCAGACGGCCGCCAGCATGCCACGAAAATGGCCGATGGCACCTACGTCGTGAGGTCGTTTGTGGACTCACAAAACTCGTTTGGTGCCATGATCCGCACGTGGTATGTGGTGCGACTCCAGCTGCACCAATCAGGGAACGCGACCGTGATCGAAGCCGAATTGCTCGAGTAGCATTGACCCACGCTTCCGGTCGGCAATACTGGCTCGCATGAAGATCGACCCCTCCCTCTATGTCACGGTCGGCCACGCCGCGGAGCTCGCGGACGTGTCGCGGATGTGGATGCGGACTCAGGCCCAGGCGGGCCGCATTCCGGCCGTCGAGATCGATGGCATCTGGTTCGTGCTCCGCTCGGCCGCCGAGGCTTTTGAGCGGCACCCGACCGCCGGACGGCCCCGGGTGTCCGGTGGTCGAAAGCCGAAGAAGTAGCGTTTTCTCGCTGGAAAACGACCACCAAAGAAAATCCGCTCAATGCACTTGCATGGTATTGCCGAATGGATATACTGTGGGCATGACGCGGGCGAGTGACCCGCGGCCGACAAGCATGGAGACAAAACGATGACCTCATCAACAAAGACCTATGAAGTTCGCCAGCTTGGTTCCGATGTTTGGCGGGCCGCAACTGAAGCCGAGATTGCGACGGCAATCATTACCGTCAACAAGTGCTATCGGTGGCATGGCAACAGAATGACCGAGGATTGGACTTGCACGATGGGCCTTGGTCGTGATGTCCGCGAGTTTCGATGCACGGCCGCTTGACCTCCACGCCCGCCGGCACGGGGCCGGCGGGCAACACCACCCCAAAACCACGGAACCCAACCCATGACCGCCGCCGAAACCATGACCGCCCGCATCGAAGCCATGACCGACGACCAGATCCGTGATGTGATGTGCGGCCTGATGCCCGACTTCCGCCCGGAGTCCGACATCGTGTTCGACGCCTGCATGCGGGTCGCCCAGGCCCGCATGGAGTCGGCCGCGTTCCTCGCCCTCTGCGGCGAACTGGAGGCCACAGCATGACCGCCTCCGCAATCACCGCCGCCGTCTGCCGGCTGGCCTCCGGCGAGTGCCGCTGGGTCGGCCGCGAAGACATCCACGTGTACTGCCGCCGGCCGTTCGTCGAGACGATGATGCCGACAGGCCGGCTCGGCTGGCAGCCTGGGCCGGCCGCCTATTCCGTTGTCTGCCCCGATGCCGGCCTGGAGCCCGGCACGTGGGTGACCGCACGCGAGGCCGTGCGGATGATCGAGTCCGCTATGGTGAAGGAGGCCGCAGCATGACCGCAGAACTTGCACACCTCGCGTCCATCGGCTGCCGCTTCGTGCGGCTGGCCCGTGGCGAAAAACGGCCCGTCGGGGTCGCATGGCAGACAAAAGCCACCGGCGACTTGACGTATGTCAATCAGTGGCTCGCCGCCGGATCGAACGTCGGGCTCCTGCTCGGCCCGGCGTCCGGGGTGATCGACGTTGAGTTCGACGCCGAAGCCGGCCGGGAGCAGCTGTCGGCATTCGGCGTGCTCGACATCCCCACGCCCACGTGGCGGTCGTCCCGCGGCGAGCATCGACTCTTCCGCTGGGAGCCGTGGATGCCGGCCTCGGCCGTCGTGCATGTGGACGACCTCGAGGTCCGGATCGGTGGACGGGCGGCGCAGAGCGTGCTCCCGCCGTCGCGGCATCCGGACGGCAGCCGGTACGAATGGATCGTCAGCCCGTGCGAGGTTGCCGTGGCTGGATTTCCTGCTCAGTTGCTCGCGGGTGTCCCATGCCACACCTGAATTGGTCGTCGATCCTCCACGCCCTGGTCCTGATCCGGATCGGCCAGGAGCTCGGCACCGACTCCCGGCTGGCCCGGGCAATCCACGACCTGATCGAGCTCGTCGTGGCGGTCTGGCGGTAGTGGCGTTGAATCGTTGAGCATCATGTTCAACGTTGAATATCCGATGCCCAACAATCCAACACTGTTGGCCAACACTTTTGTCCGCCGGATGTCCGGCCGATGTCACGCCAAAAACGCGAAAACCACCGTGCGTCGCTGAAAAACTGGCGTGACACGTCACGCCAGTGTCACGCCAGTTGTCCGCCGGATGTCCAACACCCGGCGGGGCCTGCCGGCCGCCGCCGGGCGTTGAACTGACCGGGCCTTGATCCGCGTCAGCCCCCGGCAGTGGGCGAGAGGCGGGCCCGGTGTGTTGAATTGGTGCCGCTGCCGGGCTTCGCCCCCACCCGGCAGCGGCCGCAGCGGCGTGGATGGGGGCTCCCGCCGGCGACCCGGCCGCGTGTTTCAGCGGCTCGGGATTTGAATGGCAGCGGTCGGATTCGCACCGACGATCTCCGGCTTATGAGGCCGGCGAGAACAACTGGGCTTCTCCACGCTGCTACCGCCAGTTTATCAGTCTTCCACGCCCACTACGTGGATCTCGACCGTCGCCGGAGGCCGACGAAACGTGAGCGACACGCCCGTGCCGGTCGCAGTCGCGTTGGCCGACAGCTGCACCGAGGTGCCGTTGGTGATGCTTGCGATCGTCGCTCCCGACGGAATACCGGTTCCGGCCACCAGCATCCCCACCTCGAGGCTCGTTGTGGATGATAGGCCAGTGATCGCCTTTTGGCCGCTGGTCGTGTTGCCGTTCAACGTGTGGACCACGTCGGTGTTTGTGATTGCAACAGTCCTACTTACAGACGATGCAGCCACACCAGACACAGGCGAGTGAAGCATCAGCGTCCCGGATCGGCCGACAGGAATGTCTCCGGCGAGGCCGTCCCAGCCATCGACGGCACCGGGGCCGACGGTCAGGCTTGTGTCAGCCGATTGGTTGAACACGAGCAAATGTTTCACCGTGTCGAGAACCAGCGTGCCGGTTGCGCCCAGCACGGTTACCACCAGGGCACGAAGGTCAACGGCCTGCGATTGTCCGGCTGAGATTTCGTATGTCTTGGACCAGTAGGCATCAGCCTCGCCGGCACCCGTGCCGTCGATGAAGACGAGCTGCCGGTTTGCGTTCACCTGCACGGTGGCGTTCCCGTCCGTCAGTCGCGGGACAATTTGCACGGAGCCCTGCATGGAAAAACTCATCAAATCACCTCTCTCATTTCTTCTAGACGATCACGCCATCGCGTGTCGGCAAACCAGAGATCGAGCACGCATTCGCAGATGCCGCCGACGGTGTCGGCAAGCACCATGCCCCAGAGCGGCCCCACGCCGTGCATCGCCTCCCATCGCTCGCGGACCTGGGCCCGCACGAGAGCCATGGCGTGATCGACCGCCTTGTGGCGGCGGCCCCCGGCCCGGTCGGCGGCGTCGAGGTGCGAATGCGGCCAGTGCCAAATCACGAGCCGCGTCAGTTCGTCCATCCGCCACGCGCCCGTCGCCTCGACCCGGTGGGCGAGCCGGTAGCGGATGTGGGCTTGCAGCTGGGAGAGAGGGGCGTCTGTTTGCGTCATTTGTCGCGGCCTACCACGATCTCGAGGATCTCACGCTGGCCGGCAGCCAGCTCTTGGAGCGTCTCGGCCTGCTGCTCCTGGGTGCGGCCAAGCCCTTCGAGTGTGGCGGTGGTCTGGCGGAGGAATGCGGAGTGTGATTCGACCACCGGAACGACGACCGTGCGGTGGAGGGCCTGTGCGGCCTCGCGGAGGCCAAATAGCAGCAGGCCCAGCATCAGGCAGGGGAAACCAAATTCACGGGCCACGCGGATGCCTACGTCGATCATGTCACTTGTCCGTTGCGTCATTGCTTTTCCCACCACCGCTGAACGATGATCTCCACGATCTTTCCGATTGCCCAGAACAGGAGCATCGACAACAGTGGCGAGCCGCAGCGATCCCGGTAGACGAGACGGACGCGCTGCTCCCACCGCTCCCGCATGGCCGCGCTGTCGTGGCCGGCGAACAGCGATTCGCTGCCCTTTGGTGACTCGTCGACAGCGGTCGCCACGACGGCGTCGCACCGCTCTCGCCCGAGCAGGGACCGGCGGACGGGGTAGGCCGAAAGGGCCTGCCAGACGTGCTCCTCGAGGTCGGTCGAACTCATCGCTTGGCACACCTCCCGTCCGGGCAGTCGGTCGGCCACTTCGCACGCGAGAGGAGCGACCGGATTTCGGTGGCGTGACTGCCAATGGTGATCTCGCCATTGCTGCCAAACAGCACGGCCGCCAGCTCGCCGTCGGCGTTGAACACGGGCCCGCCGGAATCGCCCTTCCTCGCGCCGGCCCGCAGTTCGACCATGTGCATCGGGTGACGGCCGGTTGGCGCGAGGAACTGGGTCATCTTGCCGGTGACCTCTCGGTAGGCGAACGGCGGCGGGCCGTAGCCGGCGATCGTGAGGCTGTCGCCCGGGGCCGGTGGTCGTGGCGCAAGCCGCACCGGGGCGGCCTCCGTGGCAGCCGTCACGAGGGCCGCCAGGTCGAAGGCGTCGTCGCTGGCCACCACGCGGGCCGGGGCTGAGCTGCCGTCCGGCCAGCGGATGGTGATCGCGTCGCGCTGGCCACGGACGACGTGCCATGCCGTGAGCACGAGGGCCTGTCGATCGCGAACCCCGACGAGCACGCCGGAACCGCAGTCGAGGCTTGGGCCGGAGCCGCAGATGATTCGTGGCACGGCCTGGCGGGGGCCGCCGGCCACGGCAGTTGGCGGCGGAGCCGGGGGCGCAGGCGGAGCGGAGAGCACGCCAGCCCCTTCGCAGAGCGGGCACACGAACCGCACAGGCCCGCGCCCGACAACTCGATCGCCGTGGCAGTTTTCGCACGGGTTGGCCGCGGCGACCGTGGCGGCCCAGACGGCGAGCAGTGCGGCAGCCCGCCGGAGAGCACGGAAGAACGGCCGGGTGTCGGCTTTGATCGCGATCATGCTGGCTTGCTCCAGTCGTCGGGGAGGGTCATGGACGCGATCGCAAACGACCCCTTCCACGCGGAGCGGGCAGTGCGCTCCGAGTCGTAGCGGACGATGTCGTAGGAGTCTGGGTAGGCCATGAGCCGTTGATCGGGAATCCACTGGGCCCACGGCACCGCGTGGCCGTTGCGGCCCACGCTCACGACCAGGCCGTGCAGCACGAGGCACACGGCCTGCTCATAGCTCTCGGGAAAGA